CACTAGAAGGGAGGGGAGACTCCTTATAGTAGATGGCGAAGCTCGATCGGCATCCGGGTGGAGTAAGATAAGTGGCGTGCCTTATCGAATAATCCAACGAAGAATCCGGATTTCTGGGTGGGATATTGCGAGGGCAGTGTTTACCCCAATTGCGAAACGGAGGCGGCAAAACAAAATGTAACGCACATAACAATTTCCCCTTGACACCCTATTTAGCAAATGATAAGCTAGTCACAAATAAGGAGATCGCCATGACAATAACAGTTGAGCAGGTCATTGAGAAGTATATCGAAACCAGGGATGCCTTCGAGGCGGAGAAGAAGTTGTTCGACTCCAAGGTCGCAGACCTCAAAGCTCTCCAAGAGAGTCGGGAGAAGTGGTTGATGGGCGCACTCGATAAGATGGGAGCAACCAGCATGAAGGCTCCGCACGGCACTGTGTTCATCGACTGGAAGGACTCAGCTACCGTGGCCGATGCCGGGACGTTCCTGGCATGGGTACACGAGGACTGGGACGAGCGCAATACCTTCCTCGAAAACCGGGTCAGCAAGACCGCAGTTAAACAAAGGCTGGAGGATGGGCAGACCCCTCCCCCAGGCGTATCGTATGTAAAAGTGAAAGATGTGAAAATACGGAGATCGTGATGGACATTACCAGTTGTGATAGGTGTGGGGTAGTCATAGACAGGGACAAAATAATTTTCCCTGGCGTGTATGATCACGACTCACAAGAACCTATACAAGGGAACAGCGAGTGGAGTGAGCACCTCAACGAACTGGTCGCTAAGGTAGACTGTCCTGTTTGCAAACATCCTATTTTTGAGCGTTGATAAAACCGCCCTCGACGGGCACAACAACAAAGGAGCAACACCATGAGTAACGACTTGATGATCCCCGACCAATCCACAGTACCCGCGTACCTGAAAAACCCTGAGTTGGCCCGCAAGGCCAACGAAGAAGCCGCCAGCGGCATCTCCACCGGATACCCGGCCCGTGTCAAGCTGTCTGGAAAGCAGTTCACCCTTGTAGATGGCAACGGTGACGAGACTCCGTTCCCTCCCGCCTCTCTGGTGGCAGGGCCTGACGGCAACGTCTATCTGCCGGTTATTGTTCTCCGGGCGAAGAAAGCTCTGAGCAAATCCTGGTATGCCATGGCCTACAACCCGAACTCGGATGTGTTCCAGGCCCCGGACTGCTACTCTGAAGACTCCGAACGCCCGGATGCTTCCGCCTCAGCGCCGCAGTCCGACACCTGCGCGGCCTGTCCGCAGAACGCTTTCGGCTCCGGCAAGGATCAGAACGGCGCACCTACCAAGGGTAAGTCATGTGCTGACACCAAGATCCTGGCGGTGCATGTCCCCGGGTTCGGTGTTCACATGCTGCGCATCCCGCCGGCCAGCCTGAAGAACTTCGGTCTGTTTGTAAAGCAGCTCAGTGCCAACGGCATCCCGCTCGGCACGGTCAAGACCCTGATCGGTTTCGATCTGGCTGAGTCCTACCCGATCATGGTATTCAAGTTCGGCGGCTACCTGCCTGAGAACCTGATACCGAAACTCGCTGAGATGTCTGAGTCCGTCGAGGTATGTGAGATAGTGGAGGCACGGACAGCTCCGGCCGTAGCGAAGCAGGTTGCTGCTCCTGCCACTGTAAGAGAAGCCCCTGTAGTAAAGGATGCCATCGAAGTAAAACAGCCGGTTGTTGCCGAGCTGATGGAGGACGACATGGGCCTCGGCCGGGGTACCCCTCCCAAGCAGGCAAAGCCGCGCACCCCCAAGCCGAAGGAAACTACTCGGGCGAACCTGTCTCCTGACGCACCAGCTCCATCAGCCGGCGCCGCTGAGATCAGCGACGAGCAGTTGATGAAGGAACTTGGCCTGTAAAAACCAACCCGCCCTTCGGGGCGGCTCCTCAAGGGCAGCACACCCGCTGTCTTTGCGCAACCGCCCAGATGTAAAGGAGCCCAGCAATGCGAAAAGGAATCGGATCTCATCAGAGCGCAAATATGCTGAAGGACGAGTGGCTAACCCCACCGCGAATTATCAAAGCCCTTGGAGAGTTCGACCTAGATCCTTGCGCTACTGTGACCCCGCCGTGGCGTACAGCCGCGAAGCACTACACTGTGGTTGATGATGGTCTTGCTCAGGAGTGGGATGGGAGAGTGTGGTGCAACCCTCCGTATGGTCTGGAGGCGGCGGAATGGCTTTCCAAATTGGCGGATCATGGGGATGGGATAGCTTTGATTTTTGCGAGGACAGAGACTAAAATGTTTTTTGACTTTGTGTGGGGGAAAGCTTCGGCTGTGCTGTTCCTATACGGCAGGCTGCACTTCCATCACATAAACGGGGACAAGGCGAAAGCCAATGCTGGTGCGCCATCAGTTCTTGTCGCTTACGGCCAGGATAATGTTACTGCCCTGCGAAGGTCAGAAATACAAGGAAAACTTATAATTCTCTAAAAGAGGACTGAACAATGTACGAAGCAAAAGTAAAATATATCTTTGAAGCCTTGGGAAAAGCAGACATCACCATGACCGACTTCACCCGCCTAACCAGGATCAGCAGGGAGTCTCTGTACCGGTGGAAGAACGGATCGCCTGTCAAGGATATGTTGCGCCTTGATCTCGCCTACACCTACGCAAAGCGCATGGAGGCGGCGTGTCGCGCCGCGCGGCTCCCTCTCACCAGCAAACTCAAAGCACCTCAACGCCTTGCGGTTCTTAGGAAAATCATTGCGGAAATGTCCACGAAGTAGTTAATCTGTAACTTTCTAAAACTACTCCGTGGAGGGCTGGCCCTGTGTTCCTAGAAAAAATCCTTCCTGCGGAAGGGCTGTATTGTGTGGCCTTACTCCTTCCATCTGGAGGATTCAGGCACTTCTTCCACGAACAATTACCGGCAGCGCAGGCGCAGATCAACGCCCTGAACGACGCAGGTAACACCGTCTACATAGCCCAGGCCACATTTACTCCGAGCAAAATAGCTGAGGCCAAGGCGCACAACGCAGCACTCCCTCAAGGATCTCCGAAGGGGGCCAAGAAGAAACAACGCAGTCAAGATAATACTTGGCTGATGAAGAACTTTTTCCTTGACATCGACTGCGGGGAGAAGTGGCCGCTCAAGAACCAGCAAGAGGGCGCCGACGCCCTGAAGAAATTCATAGCAGAGACTGGCTTGCCGTTCCCGGCGGTTGTGTACTCCGGCAATGGGTTGTACGCTCACTGGATTCTGACTGAGGCCATACCAACAACGCAGTGGCAGACCATTGCCAGGCTGCTGAAAAAAGTTGTAGCTGAATATTCTCCGGCTATCGGCGGCGACGCCTCGCGCACCTCTGACTCTGCATCTGTACTCCGGCCACCAGGAACAACGAACCGCAAGCCTGGGAAAGAACCGAAGCCGGTGGTGCTAATCAAGGACGCCGAGCCGGTGCCGTTCATGTCCTTCGTTCGGATGCTCAGTGACGCGGCCAAGAAACGACAGATCAACCGCGCAGCCGCGCTGCCTCCGGCCGTGAACACAGACATCAATGCGGACTTCTACTCAGGGCTTGAGCGGGAGAGCGTACCGTCCGATGCGAACAGGATCGCAGAGCAATGCGCCCAGATCAGGTTGATCAGAGACACGAAGGGCGATGTGTCAGAGCCTCTCTGGTACGCAGCCATTGGCGTCCTGGCCCTCTGTGAGGATGGTGACGAGATCATTCAGGAGTGGTCAACAGGACACCCTGAGTACTGCGCTGACAGGACCACAGCCAAGACCCAGCAGTGGCACGATGCAAAGGTCGGACCATCCACCTGCTTCGCAATCGGGGGGCACAACGCCGCAGCCTGCATAGGCTGCAAGCACAACGGAAAGATCAAGAGCCCAATCGTCCTCGGCCGGCCCGAGCCGGTGAAGGTGGAGATACCAACTGAGCAGTGCGATGCGCCTGAAGGTTTCCGCCGTGGCGCAGATGGGCTGTACGCCCAGGAAGAGGAGCGGTGGCTCAGGTTCTACGACCAGGACTTGTACCCGTCAAGACTGGCGTATGACGAGTCTCTGGGCTACGAGGTGATGACCCTGCGCCACCACCTGCCTCACGAAGGTGCGATGGAGTGTACTCTGAGATCGTCCGTGGTGAACGACCCGAAGGCCCTGCTCACCACCCTGTCTGACAACCACATCAAAGTGGTAGGAGCGAAGGAGAAGAAATACATGACCATGTACCTTGAATCATACCAGGCAAAACTCCAGAGACAACGGCGCATGGCGCTGCTCCTCTGCCAGATGGGGTGGAAGAACGCCCGTAACGGCAACCCGATGTTCGTACTCGGCAAGAAGATATTCCACAGCGACGGTACCGTTGAAGATGCGTCCATGGCGCGTAACGTACCGAAGAGTGCGCTCGGGTTTCACTCCGCCGGGGACTTGGAGAAATGGTCCGAGGCCACCCGGCTGCTCGATGCCCCAGGCATGGAGCCTCATGCGTTCGCACTCCTGGCCGGCGGGTTCGGAGCCCCACTGATGAAGTTCACAGGTTTCGATGGTGCTATGGTGTCGCTGGTCGGCGAGTCCGGGTCCGGCAAGACCCTCATGCTTCGGTGGATTCAGTCCGTATGGGGCTACCACAACGACTTGATGATGCTGAGAGACGACACTAAGAACGCCCTGGTCTCTCGCCTCGGAGTGTACGGGAACCTGCCGCTGACCATTGACGAGATCACGAACATCGACGGCATGGACCTATCCGATCTGGTGTACCGGATCACGCAAGGCAGGGACAAGGCCCGGCTCACCAAGAGCGCAGAGGAGCGCAAGGTACTGAACGCCTGGAACACCCTGGCCGTGGCCAGTTCCAACACCTCGCTGGTTGATAAGCTCTCTGGCG